CTGATGGGATTACTGTTAAGTCTACAGTAAGAACATTGACAGTTATTGAAGATACAGGTGAACCAGCATTGCCAAGGATTGATGTTCAACCAGATGCCTTGATAGATGTGATTGCTCCTGCAGGCTTTGAGCTTACTGTTGAAGCTACTTCGTTCTCAGGCACTCCTCGTTACAAATGGCAGTATGCTGCTGATGGTATAACGTTTGCAGGATTTGCTGCTAATACATCGTACACAGGTAGTGACTCAGAGCAGACATTAACAGTTCCTTCTACCATATTGTCGGATAACGGGTTCATTCGTTGTCGTGTAAGAGATGACCGTAATAACAATACGTATGCTACCTACACAGACACAACTACATACTCTGTACATGAAGCTCCTGCTTACTATGTCCCTGACTTAACAGGTAACATCAATGTAGCATTCAGACTCCCAACTCCTTGGGTTTCTGGTTCAGTCCTTGGTGGTGGTGCTAAGTTTAAGTACTTACATAAGAGTCATTTAGGTGGTTGGAATACTGGTTATGGTCATCTGGGTGGTGGTAATGATGCTTGTTACTTTGCTACTAACGGAGGTAAGTTCTCTAAACGTAATGAGTCTATTGTTACAATTGATGGATTAGCTTATGTAGAAGATGTGGCTATGATTCTAGGACAGACCTATGAGATAGAGATTAAGTCTGAACCGGGTACTCCTTTCTACTTTAGCTTCATTGGTTGTCCGGGTGATTACCAAGATGAAGGTGCTCATTGTGAAGTATGGGATATTGAGTTATCAGATTATGATGACCCAAGTAATGACTGTATCTATCCAATTCGTATGCTTGGACATAGTGGGGACATCCCAACAGACCGAACCATACCTTGTTCTCTTAATGAGAATGATGAGTTAGTAGCTGAAGCACAGGTTCCTGTGAATTGGGTATTAGCAACTGACCAGACATAAGGGGTATGTATGAAGGGGTTTGTAAGCAATTACATATTCCCTCTTGCTGTCATTATGACTGTCGCTATCGGAGGCTTGTTTGTTCAAGTCTCTGGTATCGAATATCGAACTGGTGAACTGGAAACTGATATAGCATCTATTGATACACTGGTTAGGAACCAAGAGAGAATACTATTTAAGTTGTGTCTATTGATAGATGACAACGCCAACTGTTAACAAGGGGTAAGATATGAAAACGTTATTATTAGCTATGCTAAAGCGGATGGGAACATCTGTTCTATTAATGATTCTGGAAGAGGTCATGCAGATGTTGAAGAACAAACCTGATAACTCTGTCGATGACATGGACGTAGTTAAGATGAAACAGTTCACTGCTATGGTGAAACCTGGTTCAACTCGCAGAAAAGATAGATAGGGGATAGTATGGATTTGCTGAAGGAGATGGGCTTAACGCCAAAGAACTACGAGAACTTCATTGCAGGCTTATCAGAAGAAGAACAAGCGGAGTTCCTCAATCTGCTTGAGACAGCTAATAGGCACGAACGCTACACGATGATTGAACACTTTGAACCATACGTGTATCAGAAGGAGTTCTTCAATGCCGGAGGTGATTACAAGGCCCGTTTCCTGATGGCAGCTAACCGTCTAGGTAAAACATATGGTGGTTGTGTCGAAATGACCTATCACCTAACCGGTAACTACCCTGAATGGTGGGAAGGTAAAACGTTCCCTGATGGAATCCTTGCTTGGTGTGTAGGTATCACAGGTGATTCAACCAAGAAGGTTCTACAGGATGGTATGTTCGGAACTGCTGATGTTCGGTTCGAGGAACTGATGGGAACAGGGGCAATACCGAAAGCAGCTATCATATCTGTGGAGAAAGATGGTGCTGCTATCAAGTCAGCAAAGATTAAACACTGTCCTGATGGGGACTATGAGAACTGGGTCAATACCTTAGATAATGTATCGACTATTGAGTTCCGTTCCTGTGAACAGGGCGAAGCAACAATGATGGGTTCAACCGTTGAAGTTATCTGGTTGGACGAAGAACATCCATTACATTCCACACCTATTTATGCTCAGTGTATTACCCGAACAGCAACAACTGGCGGTATTGTTATTATCACAGCTACACCGGAGAATGGTTTAACTGAGTTAATCGGTATGTTCCAAGATACTCCAGAACTGTATATCCAGAATGCTACTTGGGATGATGCACCTCACTTAGATGAAAAGACCAAAGCAGAGCTATTAGCTGCTCTACCTGAATGGCAACATGATATGCGTTCCAAGGGTATTCCTGTAATGGGAGAAGGTTTAGTTTATTCCGTGGCTCAAAAGACTTATGAATGTGAACCATTCGAGATACCTATGCACTGGAAACAGATTGCTGCATTGGATGTTGGTTATGCTCATCCTACGGTATTCAGCAAACTAGCTTTTGACCCTGACAATGACATCATCTACTTAACCTATCAACAAGGGTTCACGAAGATGACCCCTTCAATGATTGCACCTACACTTAATACTATCGGTAGGGGACTTCCTATTGTCTGGCCTCAAGATGCGAACCAAGCATCAAAGGATACCGGTATTACATTATCACTTGCCTATGAGAACTTGGGTGTTGCACTACTACCACAACCGTTTAAGAACAGAGGGGAAGGTTCTATATCAGTTGAGTATGGTGTGAATGAGATACTGGAACGAATGAAGTCAGGACGGTTTAAGGTGTTCAGCCACTGTAAAGAGTTCTTCACTGGTGCTCAAAGATACCAACGTAAAGATGGTGTCATCAACAAGAAAGCCTTCGACTTTGATTTCGGTGATAGTGCTAGATATGGTGCATTGTCTGACTTCGAGGATTGGGTTACTGGTTATGTGAAGATGCAGAATAGTCCCCTAGCTTGGAGTAGTGATTCCGAATGGGATGATGATTCAAATATGAATGATGACCACTTTTAACAAGGAGGACGAATGTCCGATATAAACAAACCAGATAAACTATCTGATGAAGATAAAGAACTACTGGTTAGCTCTGTTGAATCAGAGATTTCCACTTCCCTCAAATGGGGAGTTAGTGAGGTTCAGTCCCAAAATGCTGAATCTATGAAGTACTACTATGGTTCATTACCTGCACAAGACAAAGCAGGTTTATCTACCTATGTTAGTCGAGATGTATTTAATGGTGTAGAGAACACAATCGTTCCATTGATTGAGATGTTCACTGTGAACCAACAGATTGCCAAGTTCGATGTAGCAGACACATTGACCAATCCCAAGCTAATGAGTTTAGCTACTGATGAAGTCAACCGTGTACTGATGCAAGCCAATGATGGATACAACATATTTAGTTCATGGTTCAGAGATGCACTATTGGCCAAGAATGGTATCGTCAAAAGCTATTGGCATGAACAGTTCGATACGGTTCTTGAAGAGTTCGAGGACTTAAATGATGCTGAGTTGGAACATCTATTAAGTGAAGAAGATATCGATGAACGTTCGGTAGCTTTCACTCGTAGAGAGATATCTCGTGATAATGATATCTTAGGTATTGTTGCCACAGTAACTGTTGTAAGTATCTCTGGTTCAGTCAACCGTATGGTTGATAACTCAGGTGTCAAGGTAGAGAACGTTCCACCAGAAGAGTTCATCGTTGCAGAGATGACCCGTGATATTAAGAAGCCTCACTTTGTTGCTCACCGTATGAAGAAGACACTAGCAGAGATGCGAGTGATGTTCCCAGATGATGAGTTCCAAGACTTAATCGATGGTATGACTAATCGAAGTGAAGCTGAATGGGAAGAACTACTTATTGAACGTCATGCGGTAGATTCTACTTATATGGAAACAGAGTCCTATACCGGTAATGACCCAGAACAACGTGAAACATGGGTTTATGAGTGCTACCTAGAATCTACCTTTGGTTCAGAAGATGGTTCTAGCCGTCTGATTCAGTTATGGACAGATGGGTATATCTTCTTTGGTATGGAAGAAGTAGATGAAGCACCTTTCAGTGTTGTATGTCCCTACCCTATTGCACACAAGTTCTACGGCTTATCACTTGCTGATGTATTGAAAGACATTCAGGATACCAAGTCCCATCTACAACGCTCAGTATTGAATGCCGCTCGAAATGTATCTGCTCCAAGATATACAGGTATGAAAGGTAGGTATGACCGTAAGGCACTACTTGCTAATAAACCTGGAACAGTTATCGATGTTCGAGACCCTCAAGCCGTTATGCCACTTATTGCTCCACAGCTACCTCCACAGGTAATGGAGTCGTTAGCGATGATTGACCAAGATAAGCAGGAACGGACAGGTATGTCTAAAGCTGCTAATGGTATCGATTCTGACCTAATGAAGAACAACAAGTCTGGTGCTTTCGTTGATACCGTGATTAATCAGGGTGAGAAGCGAATGCGTGGTATCGGTAGGAACTTTGCTTATACCGGTTTCAGTGATTTGATGGAACGTGTCTATAATCTGGTTCGACTGAATGACAGAGTTGTTCGTGAAGATGTAGAGAATGGTCCATGGAGTCCTGCTGAATGGCCAGAGAAGCATTCTGTTACCGTATCTGTAGCTTTGGGTAGGAATGCTCAAACAGAGGAAATGCAATGGAAGATGCAAATCCTACAGATGGCAAAAGACAATGGTATGGCAACACCAGAGACAGAGGTGGCTTACTTTAAGGACATTCTCCGTTTAGGTGGTGAAATGGATGTCGATAAGTTCCAAGCTACTGCTGAAGCTGTTGTGGCCCATCAGGAAGCAATGATGCGTAAGGAAATGGAGATTAAGAAAGAGTTGGAACATACCCCTTCTCCCATGGAATTACATCAGATGAAGATGGAAGAGATTACCCGTGAAACAGAAGCCAAACTAGCAGAAGTGGAGATGTTGAATGCTCAATCGCGTCAGGAAGAAGCGGCAATCCGTAGAGCAGAGGCAGAGACGAAACAGATGGATGCTGAAAATGAACATGAACGAGGTATGCTCAAACTTCAGATTGATTCAGCTAAGCAACAAGCAGATGCGGAAATAGGTTTCTCTGAACTGGAGATGGATGGTGCTAAAACTACTGCAGAGATTGAGAAGATGACAGAGGAACGAATGTCTGTTGCTCAAGAGAGTGCAGCAGAAGGCGCAGGAAGTGCTCAGGACGCATTTAACGAGATAGGCGAACAACCTATCATTTTATAACTAAGAATGGCCCAGATTCGGTTATTGGGCCAAGTATGGAAAGGAGTGCGTATGAACGCTAATCAGAAACAGTTTGAGCCACTTGAACCAGTAAAACTAATGAGCCTTGGTTCGGCATCTAAAGTACTACTTGAACAAGAAACTATTTTGAATGCATTTGAGGAAATCAAATGTGCCTTACTACAATCTATCCCAGATACAGCATCGGCAGATGTAGCTAAACGGGAAGAGTTGTATGCCCAACATAACGCAGTTGTTCTTTTGCAGGACCAACTGGAAATGTGGGGACAACTATTTGACGATAGTCAGGTAGAAGAAGAACCAACAGAATAATCCCATATCGGGACTCTAACGGAGAAGCAAAGATGTCAGAAGTACGAACGTTCGAACAAGCACTAGAAGCACCAGTGGATGCTGTAGATAATACAGGTCCAAGTCCAGAATCTATTCAGCATGATGCTGAGGTTGTGGATGTTCCATCAGAAGAACGAACCTCATTTGAGGACTTGTTCACTGATGATGAGTCAACTCCGGAAGTTGACGAACCAGAACAGGAACCAGAACAAGAAGAACATATTGAAGATGCAGATGCAGAAGATGAGGACTCCGATGAGGAACAACCCGAATTAGATGAAGAAGCCGAAGTAGATAATGATTCTGACGAGGAGGAACAAGTTCCCCTCACTGATGAAACAACGGTCTTTGAATATGAAGGTAAATCCGTGTCTTTGAAAGAAGCACAGGATGGTTATCTTCGTAGAGAGGACTATACGCAAAAGACACAAGCTGTAGCAGAACAGAAAAAGGAACTGGATACTGTCCAAGCAACCTTAGCTACTGAAGCTGTGGAACTTGCGAAACACCTTAACCTAGCACAGTCGGAAGATGTCGATACCCTAAAGAAGTATGATGGAACTGATTGGGCACGTATGTCTCGTGAGAACAAAGGTCTGTATGCCAAGCATAAACCCGTTTATGACGCACTCGTTGAAAAGACGAACAAGCGTGAAACAGTCCTGAAAGGGATGACGGATAAAGCTTCTACAGAAATGAAAGCTCATCAGGCAAAACAGGGTAAAGCTACAATACAGCGACTAACGAAGGATGTTCCTAACTTCAACGAACAGATGTATAAAGATGCTTTGAAACATGCAGTAGAAATGGGAATGCCTCAACAGATGGCTTCTGGTATTACTGACTATGGTTCAATGCGTATGATTCTGAATTCGATGCAAGTAATGAACGCTAAGAAAGGTGTCGCAACCAAGTCCCATCCAAAGAGTAAAGCTGTATTGAAAACGCAGAGCCAGAAAGGTAAGGCTACTCGTGCACCATCCAAAGTTAAGCAAAAGGTTAATCCTAATAAGTCAGGCAAATATAGTTCTGACGCAGGACGTAAAGCCTTTGCTGATATTCTCTAAACTCATTTAATTAAAGGAGTCATCAACATGACTGCATATTCTACTCACGCTACTGTCGGCTTAAAAGAAGACGTATCGGACATCATCTCAAACATCGCACCAACAGCAACTCCGTTCCAATCAATGATTGGTTCAAAGAAAGTCTCTCAGCCGTTATTTCAATGGCAAGAAGATGACCTAGCATCAGCAGGTGCAAATGCTGCAGCAGAGGGTGCAGATGCACCGGCTGTTTCAACTACTCCAACTGTTATGCGTGATAACGTAACTCAAATCCTAACTAAAGTTGCTCGCGTATCTGGTACGAACGAAGCATCAGCTGCTTATGGACGTAAATCAGAACTTGCTTACCAGTTAGAACTTCGTGGTAAAGAACTGAAACGTGATTTAGAGTTTATCTATCTGAATGCTCAAGCACAGAACAACGCTTCTGAAGGTGTTGCTCGAACTACTGCATCTGCTCAAGCACAAATTGATGCAGGTAATGTTATCACTGCTGCTGCTTCAGGTGGTTTAGCGGAAGCTGATTTAATCGAAGCAGGTGATATCTTATTTACTGAAGGTTCTGAACCAACAGTAATGATGTACCACAATAGCTTTGCAGGTTCAGTTGCTTCATGGGCAGAAGCGGATGGTACACGTACCAAGTTCGTAGATGCTAAAGGCACAGAGTTTGCTCATCAGCTAACTGTGTATATTGACCCAGTTGGTAATAACATCCGTTTGGTTCCAAACCGTTTCATCAAATCTACTGATGCACTAGTGTTTGCACCAGAGATGTTCCAATCAGCTGACCTACGTCCAACGTTTAAGCAAGAACTTGCTAAAACCGGTGATGCAGAGAAACATCAGTTAGTTCGTGAAGTAGGTTTACTACATAAGAACTACAAAAGTTCAGCAGTAATCTCAGGTATTACGGCTTAAACAACATCGCCCTCTTAATTGAGGGCTTTTTATTGTCAGGAGAAGATGATGTCAGAGATAGATATAACGTATGAAGATGTGAACCAAGGGCTTTCCATTAGGAAGGAACAGGATGTAAGTTCTATTGTTGAGTACAACAAAGAGATGCGACAGTTGAACCAGTTCAACAATGTGAATAGGTTTGATGAAGGTGGGATGATACCTGTTGCAACCATCCCTTTTATTGTCATCGAAGAATGGTGTTCAGATAGGGACATACCCTTTAAAGATTTAATGGATGACCCAGAGGTAATGACTGAATTCAACAAGTGGTTGAACAGTGATGAAGCACTTCTGTGGCGTACATCGAACATACAAGTATAAGTGAGGTAAGCAATGGCTACACCCGGACAGTTTAGTGAGATTGAGAACTATGAAAAGCTCATCTCAGAAGTTAAAAGTTATCTGAACAGAACAGATAAAGAGACAATAGATAAGATTCCCCTATTCATCAACTCAGCAGAAAAGAAGATTAAGCGTAAGCTACGTATGCCTTCACTGGAATCAGTAGTTACCCTTAACACTGGTATCGGTGGGGACACTGCATCAGTAGAAGGATGGTTCCGCTTACCTTTCGATTACTTGGAGATGAAGAGTCTCAGTTATACAGGTATGGTAGTAGATACCCCATTAGGTATTACATCTTTCAATAACCTTCTACAGGTTAATAAGAATGGTATCCCTGACAAGTTTGCTAGAGCAGGAGACCGTATCTACATACGACCTATCCCTGATGCAGATGAAACCTTTATGATGATTTACTATAAGGATTTACCTGAAACAAGTGAAACACAGACAAGTGTTATTTATGACATTGCTCATGACGTATGGTTATACCTTACGTTAGCAGAAGGTTTCCGTTTCATCTATGAACCAGAGAAAGCTCAGTATTGGGAAGATATGGGTGAAGCACGTATCGAAGAGATTCATACACAAGTATCTGATGCAGAGTTCTCAGGTGGAATCATGACAATGGACGGAGGTTGGGATGAGTAAGAAGAAAACAGTATACCAAAAGATTGATGAACCAAAACCAACTGCTAACAACAAGTCCCGTTCTGTTGGTCAGTATGGTCGTACTGGTTCAGATTACTATGACGCATTGAATGCACAGGCATGGGCAGAACTAGCAGAGAAGTGGGCAATAGAACGGGAAAATACCGTTGTTGAAGATGGTGAGTTCTCTTCTAAACATCATGCTATCAAGTCAAAAGCAGAGGCTATCAATGCTCTCACAAGTGCTTCTGAAGCCTTACAATCAGAACTTAGTGCAAGTGCTTCGGAACTTGTAGTAATAGGCATACAGGCTGAACTAGAAGGTCTGGAACAGGAACTACGTGATGTAACTGACCTGTTGATTGCTGACCTAGAAGCAGTAGGTATTACACAGGTAGATTTGGTTACTGCTGAAGGTGAACACCAACTGGGTAACATCATTGATGAGGGTAATACCCAAACAGCTCGTGCAAAGGTAGAAGCAGACCGTTCAGAAGCAGAGGCTGACCGTTCGGAAGATGCAAGCACAGATTTAGATAGTGCTATCCGAAGTGAAGGAACATTCGACCCTGCTCAAGGAATATTACCTACACCAACAGATGCCACTACTCCATCTCTTTGGTTCAGTTCTGGTTCAGGCAATGCCGGAGGTATTGATTTCAATGAAGGGGACATGCTTTATTGGGAACCAACTGCTCAAACGTATTACCGAGTAGCAGGTGAGTTAACTGAGCCGGGTGAACCGGGACCTATTGAGATACTTGATGACCTGATTATGCAGAAAGAGAAAGTCATCATGTTCCGTAGAACAGATAACTCTCTAATCGAAGCATTGAAGTTAGACTTGGATGGTGACTTAATCTTGGGTGATGAGATTGACCCTGATACATTACAGAAGCTTGGTTTAGCTGCTGATGAGTTATGGCACATCCTTGAGATAGATGAAGGTTCTGGTCAAGCAACAGAAGCTTATAAGATATTAACAGAGCAAGGTGGTGATGCTGTTCGTGTCCAAGGTAATCAGGTAGTAACTGGAACCAAGACTTTCTCAGTTAATCCAATATCAACTGCTGCTCAGTCAGAGGCTGCAAACTCTCTGGTTCGAAGGGACTTCCTTGAACAGACAGCATCTGAAACCTTTGGTAAAACAGTTCATTTGGATGGGGACCAAACAGTCAGTGATGTTAAGACATTCACATCTAACCCTCGTGTAAGTTCTGCACAAGGAACCAATGCTAATGATATAACTAAGAAAAGTTATGTAGATGGTTTAGATGGTACAAGTGTCAAGTTAACAGGTGCTCAAGTGATAGCAGGAGGTAAAACCTTCTCTTCAAATGTATGGCTCAGTCCTGCTGTACCTGCATCTGACGGACACGCTACTCGTAAAGATTACGTGGATGATGCGAACGAAGCTCA